TGGATCATCCATTTTTTCATGATTGCTCACCTCCTTTGTGGATCACTCTGATCCCGTAATCTTCTACCAACATACTCAAGAAGTATGATGTGCCAGCACTAATGCAACCGCACATGAACGCTGTCATGGGCTGATTGCTAAAACTAAATAGTTCTGTATATGGACTTATGCCCCATAGAAACACGCCAACCCAAAATCCCATGCACAAGTGGCAGTGGAATAGGCGACCGAAGCCACCCCAGGAAGCACACTCTGGGCGTATCTTATTAAAGATGTGTCCGTGAACAATGATAAATGTCATACCGTAAGCGGCAAGTATAAAATGTAGGAGCTCCATTAATTCTTCTTTCTATTTTAAAGTTCGTGACCGTCCGGGTCTACTCCGCCGAGATCAAACTCTCTCTTCGCGCGGCTCAACTCTTGTTCGTTGGCGAAAAGTACTAGTATTACTGAGTGCGCATTCAAGGAGTGCTCGTCGCTGATTTTTTTCAGTTCGGCAGTGGTCGCGGGGTCCAGCTGATCTATCACAGCTTTAAGCCCTTCTGTATTTTGGCCCGGGATGTTACTAATCCTGACGTCACTGCGGCCTTGGAAGGCGTCGTAGAGCACTTGCTCCACCGCGGTGAATATATCGGCTCTGGCTTCCGGAGACATCTGACTCAAAAAATAGTCGCCATCCACATCAGAGAGGCGGGCCGGGCGCGCGCCCTCTTTCAAAAATCTCTTCCAGCTTTCCATTATAAGTTTCATTAGTATCGGTTCCTTAGTGGGTAGTAGTAGTAGCCCGGGCGCATGGAACCCTTCTCGGCGTTCTGCGGTATTTCACCGTATTCGGTGGAGTCGCGATCAGTCGGGTGCGTATACATATCTTCGAGCTCTTTTTGGTATTCATCAGCAAGATGCTCGTGGTGAGCCTCAGACACTATAAATTCATTAATGACATATACAGCAGCCTGCAAAGAATTAACTCCTTTGCTCTCGTAGATAACTCCCTCTAAAGATCTAAACACGTTGCCGCCCTGAATCGTGGATCTATCTATAATCCCTCGGTCTGCTAGCAGTTCTAAAAGTCTATTCTGAAAATCATATACATCTTCTGTGCTGATGCTTTTTGGAAATGTCACAATTTTCATATCCTTCGGAGTAACAACAATATCTATTTTTTGATGGTCTAAAATGAGAAGCGAACCATCGAGGCCTTTTCTAGCATTTAATTTGACGGTAGCTTGGGGGCCGCCGATTTTGACAGTAATCATTGTTCTGACACCTCCCGAACAAGCTGTTGAGTCATTAGAACCTTATTTAGATCCGTGTCGGTAAACTCTCTCTTTCGAAATTCTTCAAGATACACTAACACTTCTTGTAATTTATTTTGCATCATGGGCTGATCGGTCTCTAGGGACTTATTGTTTATGACCTCTTTCAATCTTTGCAGCTCCCTGTTTAAGAATATTTTTAACTCTAAGCCGTTATCGGAAAAACTTGTGACATACTGATTTAATAAATCTTTTTGTTCTTTAATGAGTCCTGTGTATTTTTCATTGAATTTGTTAATAAAAGAATCGTATGTTAAATTATCTATAGATTCCATTTTATTTACTTCAGCTAATGGTACCTCAGTGCTCATAATATCAATAATAGATTGTTCAAAAAGCACTTTCCCTTTAACTGATGTCTTAGGATTAAATATAGCACTGACCGAAGCCAGGGATTTAAAGTTAGGAACAAAATTTGCCCACACATGATTCCCCAGTTTTTTATTAATTGCAGAGATTATTTTAGACTGCGCATCAAAAATTTCACTATCATTGAGACGAGAGTACGCAAACTTTGTTTCTTGAAGGAGGCGCTCAGCAAGTGGCTGCTGAATATTTCTGGTCTCCAAAAGAACCTTATAGAGTTTAAGCTCTTCTGCTAAGGGCCGGCCTTTTGCAAAATACTCTTTAAGCACCGATAACACTTCGGTCTTTCTGTTGTTGTCTTTTTCAACGACCGCTTTTGCCAATTCACGCGAGAGGGTTTCATATATAAAAGCGGTATTTCTTTTCTTATTATGCTTCATCTTCGGGTGCCTCTTTTTTCTCCATCTGTTCCACCAGAAGGCGAACCTTCGTGGTATTCTCAAATAAATTTATCTCATCTCTATTATAAGTAGACTGTTTTTGTTCTTCCAGACCAAATCTTACATCAGTCTTCGCAGAACGCGTTCCTGGGTTTCCTATACCGGTGCCGGCGTTTTTACGCCACGTGTTGGTCTCTACTGGCATCGCTTCTTTTCTCGTTTTACGGCGGGGTCCACCGGTGCCGCCGTGGCGCCTGTTATCGCCTCCGGGTGAGGGAATGTGCGGACCACCTTCATGTTTGGTAGATCCGTCGTCTCGGCGGCCAGGAGGTGTTGCCAATAACGGTGTTTCTTCCCCCGGGGGCACTTCGCCACCGAGCCCAAGGTCGCCTTCGCCGCCGAGCCCAAGGTCGCCTTCGCCACCGAGCCCAAGGTCGTCTCCGCCGCCTAAGCCGCCGAGGTCTCCTCCAAGGCCCGCGGCGTCGTCGGCCAAAAGGCCTTCTTCTGCAAGTCCTTCTAGGGACTGTTGATATTTCCTATCGTAGAAAGTTTCGCGCTGGTTCCTAAGAAATTCTGAGTCCGAAAGGCCAAGAATATTAGACGCCACCCACCTCTTACTATAAGTTCCTTCAGGAACGGAGGCAGCAGTTTCAAATTTTGTTCTCATATATTCAAGCTGTTGCAATTCGGCGAGTCGTGACGGATTATTCAAAGTAATTTTAAAAGAAAGTAAATCATTGCCTCTAAAGCCTAAAGTATAAAGATGAACAATAGCCATCTTTTCAAGCTCTGCCACCAAAGATCTTTGGAGTCGATGGATCGTTCTGGCAAACCGGATGTCCTTCTGGGCCAGAGTGGTCTTATCTTCATCTCCACCCTCAAGATTTGTAAGGTATGCTTGTGGGATTTTAATTGCTGCGAACAGCTTATCGCGCAGATATTTAACATCATCGATGTCATTAAGACTTGAAGCACCCTGGAGCGAACTAATGTCGGAACCCACCCCGCCTCGCATTGGAATAAAATAATCTTCTTCTAGAGAAAGAGGATTATAGCGAAGATCCACCCGGCCCGTGTTAACATCAACAAGCTGGTTTCTTTTCATTTCCGTCTTAACTTTTTCCATATAGGTCGGAACATCTTGGGGCGGAATGTTACCCACATCAATCTTAAATATGCGGCGCTCGGGTGCGCGGACAACACGATAAGCAATCATCGCGTCCTCAAGCAAAACAAGCTGGCGCCAGATACGGCGCGCTGGGTCAAGGACGGAAGTACCATATGGGGAATAGCGGTCATTACCTAAGATTCGGAAGTGTGCAACCTGCCAGCTTTCGAATGTCATGCCGGCGCCGTTCCACTGGTACTGTATATAATTCGGATTGGAATCATCCATTCCTTCGAGCCTCTCGACTTCATTATTGGGCATGCCAATGACTGATGTTATCCCAAGTTTTTCATCAATATCTAAATATAAAAAGAAGTCCCCATACTTAACCATCGACCGGGCCCAGCCGAAACAATTGAATTCAATATTAAGAGCATCATAAAAAAGAGACTCAAGAATCGTTTTAATCTCGTGGTTCAAGCAATCAATATTCAAAAGGCGATCGTACTCATTTGAGGTTGTCATCTCATCAGCATAGATATCGATAGCTGACGCGATCTCAGGCATGTACTCCATCTGCTCAAAGTCAATGTATCGTTCGGCCCGGTTCTGGTTTCTGAACGCAGCCGAGGTCATCATATTATAGTTTTGAGAATAGTTGTTATCAGATCGTCGGAACTCTTGGCCGCTCATAGAACGGAAACGATAACGATATTTATCTAAATTATTGCGACGATCCTGGCGTGCGACTTGGGCTCTATAGTTTACTATGGGTCCAGATAGAAGCCTCGTTAATCTCTTAAAAAGAGGTGATGCGGGATTTCTGGGATTGCTCTCGTTATTCTTGGCCATTTCTTATCCTTTTATCAAACTATAGTATTGTTCGTTATATCCATCGGCTGCAGCGATTCGTTGATTTTCTTTTGTCACTTTATGATCTGCCATTCCTGGTATCGTCGTTGAGATGTTGGTTTTTGACGTGCTAATAGCAGAGATAAAACTCTTACTATATTCTACATTTTTCTGGCTTTCAATAATCACAGTATCTCTTACCCAGCACCCTATTGCAAACGACATCACCAAATCATCATTATAACTTCGCATCGCCTGCGGTCGTCCAGAATGCCAAATAAATGTTTTCATTTCAGAAAGCAAGCGATTAGAATTAATTGTAATTAGTTTGTTTCTCACAAACTCTTCCATCTTCGCCACGATCAAAGGTCGCGTTTTAGAAGACGTGGTAAAGCCTGGGATGACCCCTGACTGCCACTGTGCCGCAACAGGGTCTACATATTGATGGTCGCCCTTCCTAGAGTGATATAAGTTAGGATACTCTTTATCGATCAACTTTTTAAGTACCGCATAGCCTATATTGTTGTTTTCTATCACAAGCATAGGGTTGCCGTATTCTCCAGCAACTCCAAAAAGTATATCAGCAAAGTCATCTGGCGTTGGCTTGCCTACATACTCTCCCACCACTTCCATACTTTCTAATTCAAATATGTGAAAAGCGCTATTATCTTTTCCGTCACCGCGAGCGACGTCTGCAACTATTAAATACGGCTTCTCTGGGTCATGCTTTTTCCATATCCAATAATTTCTATCAAAGCCGGTTCTGTACTCTGGCGCTATAGTCTTTTCTAAATACCACTGAATGTCATCAGGGTGAATGACAGTCTCGCCGGACACATTGAAGTTGCACTCCAACTCTTGGGCGATCTGTCGCTTAGACATGTTTTTGGTTTCTTTTTCAAACCATTTCTTGTCTCGATCGGGGTGTACATCCCACATAAGAGTGGTCATGTAAAAATCATTTGTGCCTGCTTCGGCTTCTACACAGTTCTGGTGGAACCAGTTTCCGACACCGTTGGGGGTAGAGAGGGCAATACAGCGGCCTCCTGTCGATAGGGTGGGGTAAAGTGCAGTCCAGAGTTCACCCAGCTTTTCAACGTGCGCCGCCTCATCAATTACCAATAAAGATAGGGCCTCAGAACGGCCCGCGTCCCCTGAGGTTGAGGATCCCTTAATCATAGATCCGTTCTTTAATTCAAAAGATGTACGATTGTCGACCTCAATATCACTAATTCTCATCCATGGTGGCAAGTTTTTAATAATGGCCTTTACTTTTTTAACCAGATTGGTAGCAGTTTGTAGTTTTGTGGCCACCACCAAAATGTTCTTATCACGATGAAATAGCATTAGCCATGCGACATAGGCTGCCGTAATTGTAGAGATGCCAAGCTGTCTGGCTTTAAGAATAATATTAAAACGATAGTCGCTAAAGTCTCTTAATAGATCTTGCTGATAGCCATATGCCTTAAAAGGAATGAGGCCCTTTTGTGGGTGAGAAATCCTACAATAATTAATTGTGAAGTAAACCGGATCTTTTCCGGCTTTGACGACCTCTTTTAAAATCTCTTTTTTCGTCAGAGAGGCCATGGGCTAAACCTTTACATTAGAAGGCTTTTTGGCTGTGTCTCTCCCTTGTGAAAGAAAATCTCGGATTGTGTCATCAAGGCGCTCTTTGCTATCGCCGGATTCTATGCCTTCTACATCTGTTAGTCCACCAATACGATAGTCACAATGAGCCTGACAGTCAGTCCGATAATTAGAAATCCTCTGAACGAGAATGTGAGAATCACCTTCCTTGGTCAGCGTTAAGGAGTCGCCCGTTATAGCTTTATATTCCTTCTTCAGAAACTTTACAATTTCATGAATTTGACCTTCAACCTCGTTTTCAAAGCCACTGTCTTGAACTTCTTTAATTCTTGTTTCTGCTTGATAGGTTACCCGAAGAATGGGGCCGTGGAACTGAACTCCGAAACCGTCCATTACACGGCGGTCATTAATATAATGTCCCTGTGACCTTTTAAGGCCGGCGTCTCTCGCCTTCCCGTCTGCTTGTAGTGATTCCTCGTGGGCACCATCCCAAGCGCCATTCGCGGCGGCTTGATTTATGCCTTTTATGATGTCGTATACTGTTGCCATGTTATATTTCCTTGTTAGGTCTCCAACCAGTTTCCCATTTTTCTTCGCGTCCCTCGACGTATTTGATGTAGCATACATAACATGTATTAAACTTGTTCATATACAAATCATCTTTAGGACGAAAAGAATATTTATCACAAATAGGACACGTCCTATTATGGTCTCTAGTAAGTAGTTTTTTGTTTATTAAAAATCCGTCTTGTTCAACTTTGTCTTGAGTTTCGGCTAATTTGGCGAATTTCTTCTGCTGCAATTGTGATTGAGTGATGTACTCTTTTTCCTTTTCTTCGTCCCAAAAACGCTTCGGATTATGTGTTGCCTCTTCGCCATACTTCTGGGCGATGGCTTTCTCCAGTTTGGGTATGTAATTGGGGTCTTTACTCATTTTAAAGCGTGGGGTCTTCCTCTAAGGCAGCTGCAGCATGTCGTTCAGCAGCATTCATATATCCGTCCTGTGCGAAATAAGACTCTACCAATCCGTCCACCGAAGCTGGCATGGTCTCCGCCTCTGACGATAAAAGTCTCGCCTGTTCTTTAACTAATATCCGTTTTTTCACTTTTCCCATTTTAACATTGGCAGCATTTTGAATCCATTCGGTAGGATCCACAATCCCATCTTCTAGAACTTGCCAGTCTATATCTTCAAATTGTAAAGTAATTGTTTTCATAATCTTTCTCCTAGGCGACCTTTATTATTTGGATACGCGTGTACTGATTGTTAGAGGTACCGTAGATCTTGGTGTTATTGTCGGCGGCAGTGACATGAGCATAAATTTTGGCTGTGTCATTCTCGTCCATATTTACGAGCCATGTTCCCTCCACGAATAGATAATCTATAGGATCGGTTGCGCCGGCCATCTCGGTGGGGTCCATCCGATTACTATACATCTTAATGCTGTCTGCAGCAGAGTTTGTGCTTTCACAGTATATGAGAACAACTGAATCGGTGGGGACATTAGTTAAGAGAGCTGACGATTGAACAAGATATTTACCGTCCGCCCGGGCGGTGAAAATTCCAGTGGATGTATCGTAGTCGCTCCCTACGTCAAAAGCAGTGTTGTTCGTGGTGCTGGCATCATTAAAGATAATTACTTCAGCTGAAGTATTGGGATTTAAATCCTGAGTGGATGTGCGCCAAGCGTAGACTGCTGGTTGGTTGGGCAATTGAAGGTCGCCCGTCGCGCGTACAGTTCCGTTCACATCCAGTTCATAGGAAGGCGTGCAAAGAATTCCTACGCGACGATTGTTGCGAACCTGGAGGATCTCATCGTCTGCCGCGTTCTTGATGCGCAGAGGATGAAGCACCCTCACATCAACATCCCAGTAATCTCCAATAGTGTGGCCTGTCGTCGCTCCGAAGTTCACGTATATATTATCAGCCAACGCAGTCCATGATATGGAGCAATTCACCCCTGTAGCAACCCAACTGGCGCCAGCGTCAATCGACCACTTAAATGTGTCCGGAGTACCATTAGCATCAATCTGAACTCTATACGGCGCGTTGTTGTCGCCAGTAAGACCAGTATATCCGCCCGAGAATGTCTCCAAATCATCGAGGCCTGTACCTGTGAAGGTTTCACTCTCAAAATAAGAGGTGGTTTTAAGCTCGACCATATGGGTACCCGGGCTGGCAGTTCCGGTCCCCTGGTCTCCTCCCATACGCAGGATACCGCGGTTATCCACCCACAGCGAGCAATTGCTGCCATTAGGTCCGGGAGTCCAAAGTTCGAATGTAGTACCGTAGCCCGCGCCGGTCGCTGTCACTTCTGACGCCTGATCAACACGGAGAACCGGTTCTGTGCTGGCCGCGTTTCCTTCGTGGATCCAAGTGAGTGGGTAGGTTTCGGGATCTGTTCCATTATCTCGGCTTACATAAAGTCCGTAGCCGTCAGCCTGATTTTGATGTAGTTGAAGTGGCCACTTTCCTGTGGCTTTGATGGTATTAAGAGAAGCGGCGTCTGAAACTGTTGATGCCGATAGTGCAATGTTGTCCGTCGTCTCGATCTGGATGCCGGTGGTGACGATCGTTTCATCTTTCGCGAAAAAAAAGTTCCTAAGAAACGCGATTAGGCGACTTCTTGATGATACCTCAGGTATGCTCACTACTTTACGATCTCCGTCGACAATGCAAAGATCCCCAGCGAAGTAAGTGTTCCGATCCCAAATCCTAAGGCCACGAGGAAGGGGTCTTTGCCCGGCTTCTGCTTTAGAACCAAATCCGTTAGTCGGTCATTCTCTGCGGACTTAAGAATCATCATTGATTCATATCTATCTTTCCATGAGACAATTTCAATGTCCTTGTAATCTAATTGAAGTTGAAATCTTTCTGCCTGAATATGGAGTTCATACCCAATGCGCAGATCGCACTCAGCATTTTCAAATTTCTTCTCTACTGTAAGTTTTGCCGCGGCATCAAGTGATAGTAGTACGCCGTCGAACGGCACGATGTCGCCGGCCTCGACCGGAAGCACCACATAGTCGGGTGACGGTTCGGGCTCGTCAGCAAAAGCAACTGCAGGAATCATTAAAAAGGTTGCCAAATAAAGTGATAATATTTTCCTTATCATTATTTTAATCCGAAAGCTTCGGCTAGCTCTTTAGCTAGCTTCTCAGGATCATTATAGCTTTCATCAACCAATCTTTTAAGTTCTGCTTCTTTTTGTTTATCAAGAGTTTCCCCTCTCTTTTCAAATTCTTCTTCTAATTCCGCGCGGCGCCTAAGGTGTTCTTCTAATCTCAAGTTCTTCTCGGCCACTTCTGTATTATGAATATGAGATAGGGCTTCCATCTCCTGGTCGTGTTGGTCTCTTTTTGACTCCAGCATATCTATGACACCAGCAAGAAGGGCGCCGTTCCGTGTCAGGGCGCCAATAAGTGCAGCAACAATAAACAAAAGGCCGATTACTATAACCCACCAAAATTTCTTGGCCCAAAGCCATAATTTTTTAGAAACAGTTTTAAATCTGAGCATCATCACTGCTTGTACCCTTTGAGCTTCGCAACAGCATCAATGATGGTCTGGCCGCCGATGTAAACGGTGGTAATGATTACCCAATCGCTAGATGCCAAATCAGCAAACAGCAGCAAGCAAGTAGCTGTTGCCCATGCCATTAATTTTCGGGAAACTAGTTTCTCCAGTCCCTTGTCTAGAATATGTCTCATGCTTAACTCCTTGGTACTAATTAGCAGGAGTTTCCCAAAATGATGTTATTGATTTACCCTCGCAAACCCGTCTTTCTTATCAATTGTAATCTCTATATCCACGATGTCCTTAAGAGAATCAACGTGAGAAATAAGTACAACCGTTTTAAAATACATCTTAATTAATTGAAGGATCCGGATAAAGCCCTCCATATTTTCGGCATCGAGGGCCGTTCCCGGTTCGTCGAGAATAAAAATATTGCCCTTGGGAAGCGACGATACAGACAGTAGTGCCAAACGAATCGCCATGGCAGCCACGGTCTTTTCGGCGCCGGAGCCCATTTCAATTGGCCGAGGCTCGTGCTTCGGGTGCTTGATTAAAATATCCAGCTTGCGGCCATCTTCTTGAAAAAACACATCAAAGTCAACTATGTTGGATAGAACCTTGGCTACCTCGCTGTTAATAACCGGGAGCCGCTTCTTAATAATATCATAAGCAATCCCGTTAGAGTGGGTGCATCGTAGAAACAAATCATAGGCCGCATATTCCTCGCGTATTTCATCTAACTCTAGTTTTTTTTCTTTTAGATCCTCGACCTTTTGTTCCATCGAGCCGAGCTGTCTGTGGTGTAGATTAATTGAATCTTCGACCTCGACGATTTCCCCTCTGACATTTTTTATTTTTCTTTCAACCGCGGTGCGAGAATCAAGGAGGCCTTCGATATTTTTAATCAGATCTTTTTTCTCTTCGTACAAATCAATCTTCTCAGTTGTCACACGAAGAATGTCACGATAACTCTTAATCTTTGCATATAACTTCTCAATGGAAACCTTGTTGTCGCGCTTTTCAATCTCGATGTTATTCTTTTTGATGATAGTGTCGTTGTAGCGCTCAATAAATTCAATCATTTCAAATGAGTTCACCGAAACAGTTATGTTTTTATACCCTTTAGCTTCTTCAATCTTTTTAACAATCTCTACTTCTAGGGATGGCAATTCTACAGCAGCCAAGTGGGCGTCACGGATGAACCGGCATGTGGGATATTTGTCGCCGCATGGGACCTCGTCTAACAAATCTAGTTTTTTACTCATAGACCTATAATCGTTATCCAGCAGTCGCGCTGAGTTGAGGGTATCTTCATATTTCTGTTTGAACTCGTCGAACTCCTGTTTCTGAGTCAAAAGGTCTTCAATATCGATAGTGGTTAAAAAGTCGTCGTACTCTTTTAGTTTCGTATTATACCGGCCGATCTCTACCTTAAGCTCTACAATATTAATATCTGTATTTTCAATTTTCTTTTCAAGGGAGGAGCGATTTTCCAACAGATTTTTGATATCGAGGCGCTCCGCAGGAATAGAATCAATCTGTATTGTAAGCGCTGCATATTCCTTTTCTGTTAAAGTCAGGGTTTCTCTCAGCTGATCACAGGCGGTGACTTCATTATTTAGCGCATTGTTGGCTTCCATATGCTGTACTTCAGCTAGCGCTATGTCTTTACTATAGTCAGTGTCTCCGACACGACGAATGATGGCTTTTAAGTCGGCGCCTTCTTCGTGGGCTAACTTAAACTTCTTCTCAAAAATGTCTAAATCTAGGAACTTAGCAAGAATCTCCTTTCGACGGGTCGAGCCCTCCTTAATAAAAGATAAACTATCGAGTTGACTGGACATTGATGTGAGCAAAAAGTCCTCAACTGTCCCAAATCTCTTACGAATATGAGCGTCTGTTTCGTTGCGTGTCGTGCCGTTGAGGCTTACGGTTTCTCCCCCAACAGGATCTGTGCCACTAAAATCTAGATTGGTACGCGCCTCGTTCGTTACTTCGCCCTTAAGCTTTTTCACATACTTCGTAGAGTCTCTCTCGATTGTATAAACTTTCTCGCCAACCTGAAGCTCTACCAGTCCCCGACAATCTTTCTTGTTTTGATTAATAATATTATAATTCTTACGCTCATTCTTGGAAGTCGTATTAAACATGGTGTATAAGAGCCCATCAATGATGCTAGACTTTCCAGAGTAATTCTTTCCAAAAATGCCAACAATACCATTGAGATTGTTAAAATCAACGCTATTACCTTCTCCGTAGTTAAACAAGTTATCCCACTCGAACTTGTTGATATTCCAATTTACGTTCCGGGCGACCTCTTCGGTCTCCTCAATCTGTGAGTTATATTTACGATTGAGTTCAAAGACGCGCTCAAGCATTTCCTCGGTCGGTTCATAATCTGTGAGGTACTCGCGGATAAGATTCTCTTGCACCCCCTTGTCGCGGAGGTTCTCGACTTTGAACCCTGCTCCGATTTCGACAGTGCCTCGCTCTCCGGCGGCTCGATTTAGGAAAGTGATGCTTTCAGGCTTGAAGCGATGCTTGGCCACTTCCACGGCCTTACGCATAACGTCTAATGGTAAATTATTATTACTCACAAGACGTAAGCGCGCGCCAGGAGGAATCTTGGTGCCCCGGGGCATTCGCCCCTTTGGCGTGAGTTCGATTGTTACGAATGGCTTCGGGTTAAGCAAAACATGGTGACTCACGCGAAACATTTCTTTGTCTTCAATTTCCCAAATCAAAAACCCCTTGTCATTTGTCTCGCCGTGATTCTGTTGAACAGTTGAGCCACAATACCTCACGCGTCCTTCGGTATCCAAGATCTGATTTGTCTTGTGAATATCTCCAAGCATAGCGTAGTCGTGACCACCAAAAATACTCACATCGTGATCGCCATGAGTCATCACCCAGCCGGTGTCGGTCTTGACGCCAGACACAGATCCGTGATAAAGGGCGATGTTGATTCTATCGGGATCACTCGGCATCACCCAGTTATCCTCGTCAAATACAGAAAGCACATTAAAGGCGATGTGTGGGCCCACAAGGACTTCTCCTGCGTTCTTGAGCAGATGTAGGTCCGGTAGGTTTAAAGCCTTCACAATGGGCGACAGGGCGTCCTGACGGGTACTATTCTTTAGATTGCCGTCGTGGTTGCCCAAGATGATGTAGGTTGGTGCGATTTTCGCTAGATTTGCGAAGAAGTCGGAGCAAAGCTCAACGAACTCTGGTGAAATCTGTGTCTTGGTGTGGGCGATGTCGCCACAGTGGACAATGTAGTCCAC